GTATTCATGGAGAGGAAGGATCTCTCCAAGTTTATGGATGGCCTCAAGCCGTGGTTCCTTGAGTTGGGGTTCACTATGAAGGTTGAAGACCCCGTTGATGTCCTCGAACGCGTGGAATTTTGCCAAACACATCCAGTGAGTGTGAATGGCAAGTACCGCATGGTTAGGAACCCTCTTACGGCTCTCAGCAAAGACACCCTCTGGAAGCAGCCAGGATACACAGCCTCAGGATCGATAGATCCTAAGGCTGCTAACACCTGGCTCCGTGCCGTCGGTGAATGTGGAATGAGCCTATGTTCGGGGGTCCCTGTCATGCAGGAGTTTTACGCGTACATGCTGTCCCATGGTGGGGGAGGCAAGAGGGCACAGGGGTTTGGAACTGGAGAATCCGGATTTGAGAGGATGGCTGCTGGCTTGAGCCGGGGAAGCAGCGACATCTCTCCGGAAAGCCGAGTTAGCTTCTGGCTGGCATTCGGCATTCTCCCTGACGCACAAGCGCTTTTGGAGCAGCGCTTTAAAGAACTCCTGGTTGCCCCAATCTCCCGGCAGCGGATTGAGGGTGACTCTCTTAATCGTCTCATTGTACCAACTGTGTTTATCGAAGAGTTTGCCTGACTCTGTAAGGCATTGTGTGATTGCGCCCACGTGATGTCTAAAGGTAAAGCTAATAGCCCAGCCAATATGGCGTTGCGGCGTGTTGCGGCTCCCGCTAGTTCGGGATCCGTTATTCGACGCAGGGCTCCCCCCACATATGAAAAGAAAGGTGAGATCGTCCGCGTGAGCAACTTTGAGTTCCTCACGTCACTTGTTTCAGCCTCAAGCAGCACAGACACCAAGGGTGTTATTTATGCCAGCCCGGCCCACCTCACGTGGGCTGGTAACATTGGCAAGAATTACACCTTCTACCGGTTCCGCAAGCTCAAGTTCGTGTTCTTGCCTATGCAGCCCACAACGGTTGCGGGTTACATTGACTTGGCTTTCCTCCATGACACTGAGGATGCAGCCGCCTGGGCGGCTGCAGCCGGCTTAAACCAACTGGAGCAGAGCAG